TTTTAAAAAATATTTGTATTTTTTTTTAGGTGATGTTAGGGAAAGGAAAACGAACCAGGCAGCCTAAATGACCAAAAAAACCTCACACGTCCCCAAGCGCGAAAGCGCTTTTTTTAATAAAGTCGATCCAGGAGAGTACGAAGAATATGCGCCATTCGATCCTGTTATATTTGAACGAATTAATAGCGATTTAAAACGAGGAAAAACGCTAACGAAAGCTTGCGAAAAGCATGGCATACGAATAGACGTTATTTATTTCTGGCTAGACCAGGATGAAACGCTCAGATTAAATTACCAAAAATCGCGTAAATATATGTCAGAGACCCTGGTAGATCATATGATAGACGACCTAGAACAAGACATACCACCAGAAAAAGTCCAAGCGCGTAAACTAAAAGTGGATTCAATTAAATGGTTGGCGTCAAAATATAATGCCAGTCAATTCGGCGATCGAAAACAGATTAATATCGACGGCGATATCAGACACCACGCGCCCCTCGATTTAATCGACGACCAGCGCGAAAAGATAGCTCGCGAATGGCTGATGAGTCTAGAACAGAAGCGCGAAAAGCAGCTATTGGAATGCGAGTCAGAGACCAGCGGACCGAACAGGAATAGGAATAAGTAATATAATCAGTAACTTGCAATTAAACAGTGTAATATCCTACGTGAAATCTGCAAGGGCTAGACCTTGCGAACTTCCCAGATTTCACGTAGCGCGCCGCTTGTTGTGAGTATGCTACTCATAGCGTAGAAAATTCCTGATATTGTGCGTAATCAGTAATTATCAGAGCGAAGCGAACCAGTAAGCAATCGAATTGGCGCGCATCGCGCAATCATACCAGCCACAGCGAAGCGAAAGGGAAACCCTGGCGGAAATCCGGCAAAGACCGCAGCAAAGCGAAAAGCGCCCCACCCCACACCCCACACGCCCCCGGCGCACCCCTCCCCCCCCCCGGCGCGACCCTGACCCCCCGGCACCCCTCGCGCCTCGGGTGTGTATATGTATGTTACCCCCTCGAATTTTTCGAGCATTTTTCAAAATTTGACCCTTTTCGACTCCATGCTGGATACTTCTGAGGCGCTGGAGGCTTGTTAGGGGTACGGGTATCTGGCACCATCGTTGATGGTATTGGGCGCGTTCCGGCTTTTGGACTGGCTTCCCGTGTCGCCAGCCCCATTAAGTATATAAGGGAAACATCGAAAAATGGGTTAAAGTGTTGATTTAAAACGAAACGCATTATGTGCCTACACACATACTTGTATGTGCCTACACACATAAATCTCAGCTAAGTCATTGATTATCATTTCGACAACAGGACAAAAGATGAAAAAGTTATCATCAATTAGACAAATTAAAGCGGTTGTACTCGAAGACGGGGAAGTTATTGAAGTTGAAGATGATCGTGAGGTTATTCCTATGGAAAGCGCGGGAAAAGGCGAGTATGTGCGTCTCTTTCAGGTTGCATTAAAGGCGTTTGCGCAGCGAACATATCACTTGGATGTATTGCGTGTTTGGTTGTGGTTGATTGCGAACACCGGGTTCGGGAATCAGTTACGGGTGACGCAGAAAGAGATTGGGTTGTCGTTGGGGATAGATCAGCCCAGAGTGGCAAAGGCTATGCGGATATTGCGTTGCAACAATCAGGTGGAGCGCAGGGAGAAAGGGGTTTTGGTGTTGGATTCACATGAGGTGTGGAAAGGGGATTACAGCAGTCTGATGCAGGAGCGGTGGCGCGCTCGGCAGCGCAAAGTAAGCGAATCAAAGTCAGCGAAACAGGAGCAGCGACATGCGGGTTAAAACGAACGGGAAGTTGACGCGGATTGCGGTGCATGACTTGATTGATCAGGTCTTCGATTTGTATGGGCGGGAGGCAGATTATCTTACGGGCCTGAATCTGTATTTTACGCCCCATGACAAACAGGGTATCGCTTTGATGTTGGTGGATGCGCAGGATCAGGAGATTCCCTTGAAGGATTTATCACAGCGGCAGGCGGTGCGTTCAGTGAAACCCCGAAGCTACGAGCGATTAGCGGGGGGAAGCACGATTGACAAAACGCGCTTTTTGGGAACAATCGAGAGAAGGCTATTTTTGCGTTTATTTGAAAATCAATTCTGACGCCTCACTGTAGGGCATTTTAGGCGTTTTCGTGTTTAGACCCATCTTTTTACGTCCTCAGTAGAGATCATTGCTTGTGGTGCTTAGGTAAGCGTCAGAATCGCAATTCAAGAGGAAGGTTCTATGAAGAATACCTGCGGGGCGTGTGGGATGGTGTTTTCGGGGTTGAGTGGGTTTGATGAGCATCGTACCGGGAATTACGTGGACATCGGCCCGGATTATGGGCGGCGATGTCGCTCTGCGGTAGAGATGGCTGAGCGTGGGTATGTGGAGCGTGAAGGGGTGTGGAAGAAGCCGATGGACGAACGTCGATTAGAACAGTTGAGAACGATGAGACATGGTTGATTCAACGGAAGAGAAGGTTCGGAATTGTCTGGAGTGTGGGGAGGTTATCCCGCGTAAGCAGTTTCAGAGTTGGTCGAAGTACTCGAAGCAGAACTATTGCTCGAAGGAATGTTATCGAAAGGCGCATCCTAAACGAACCCCGATCCCGATTGAGACCTATACGTGCCTGGAGTGTGGGACGGTGAGTTCTGGGCCGAGGATGTCGTGTGGGCGCGTTCGCAAGTTCTGCTCGTATGCGTGTGGGTATGCGTATCGAAAGAAGCAGACGGAAGCCCGGAAGGTGAAGAAGCCGGTTGATCCGTATCGGAATCGCCCCGAGGTCGAAGAGAATCCTGTCCCCCCGCCGCCGATTGATACAACTCCATTGCATCACGGGCGGATCAAGGATTTGCGCGGCCAGCGGTTTGGGAAGTTGACGGTGTTTGCGTTTGGGGAAGTCAGGAAGCGCCTGGATGGGCCGCAGATGACCTACTGGAAGTGTGCCTGCGATTGCGGGAATCAAACGCTGGTGAGTCGGCTTTCGTTGGTGAAGGGTAAGGCGACCTGCTGTGGGTGTACGACACAATTAGGGTTTAAGGTGTTCGAGGAACGCAAAGAGAACCTGAAAGAAATATCGCACAAGTACGGGCGCGTGAAGGTGGGCCTCCCGGCAGTCCCGACGGTGATTGTAGATGACGACCCGGCTCTGGCGTTTGCGCACGATTCGTTGCTGGCCTACGCCTGCTTACAGTGGGCAGGGTATGAACCAGCGGCGCATCATCGGCTGGTGGCGCATTACCTGGAGCAAGTAGAACGCGGGGAGATTAAGCGGCTTATTATCCAGCTTCCACCGAGACACGGCAAGAGTATGTTGGTATCGGAGTATTTTCCGGCCTGGTTTTTAGGAAGAAATCCAGACAAGCGATTAATTACAGCTTCCTACGGACAGGAATTAGCCTCGGACTTTGGGCGCAAGGTAAGGAATCAATTAGTTGATCCTTTATTTCAAGATATCTTCCCAGGAGCAAAGCTGTCTGATGACTCAGCAGCGATTGATAAATTTAATCTTGCAGCCCCAAAAACCGGTGGATATTTTGCGGTGGGTGTTGGAGGGGCAATGACTGGGCGCGGCGCTCACTGCATCATAGTGGACGATCCGACGAAAAACCGAGAAGATAGTGATTCTGAGTCCTATAGACGCCGCCTGAAAGACTGGTTTACCGCTGTCGCCTACACTCGTTTAATGGGCGATGGCGCAATCATTGTCTGTCAGACCCGGTGGAATCTGGACGACCTCGCAGGCTGGTTGCAGCGCGATCAGAAGCACGAGAACTGGACGGTTCTGAATCTCCCGGCGATCAATGAAAAGGGCGAGGCGCTTTGGCCGGAGCGGTTTCCTCTCAGCATCCTGCAAAGCATTAAGCGCACCCTGCCCCTGCGCGATTGGGAAGCACTGTATCAGCAGAAGCCCTTCATCGAAGAGGGCGAAATCTTCAAGCGCGGTTGGTGGAAGAAGTGGCCGGATCATCAGCCGCTCCCGGATTGCAAGTACATTGTGCAGTCCTGGGATACCGCTTACACCGAGCAGGATATTAAGTCGAATTCCTACAGCGCCCGAACGACCTGGGGTGTGTTTCAGCGGCCTGACGACGACTACGTGAACGTCATTCTACTGGAGGCGTGGAAGGGTCGCATTGATTACTCAGACCTGCGCAAAGAGGCGCTACTGGCGTACCGGGAGTATGAACCGGATAAGGTCATCATCGAGAAAAAAGCCTCGGGTATGTCGTTGGTGCAAGACCTGCGACGGGCGGGATTGCCGATCCATGCGTTCAATCCAGAACGCGACAAGTTTGCGCGAGCCTATCGAGCGCAGGCGTTGTTTGAAGATGGACGCGTGTACTACCCCGATCGGAAGTGGGCAGACGATGTGATTGACGAACTCTGTACCTTCCGCCCCGGCAACCCAAATGACACGGCAGACACAATCAGTCAGGCGTTTATCTGGCTGACCAAGAGTTGGATGATTCAACCCTCGGCGGATATTGAGGATGACGAGGATGAACTTCCTGATAATGTTTCTCGTTTACTCCCTCGGAAGAAGGCGGTCTATGCGTAGCTACCCGGTTGAGATCGGACAGTGGATGTATCTGTGTGAACGAAGTAAAAACGGCATCGAAAGTCAACCGGTGACGGTGACGCGAATCACCCCGGTAGAGATCGAGGTGAGCCTGATGAGAAACCCGCAAACGCGGGTTTTTTTACGTCGGTTGAATGGGACGACCGGGGATCGGAGTGAACCGGGATTCAAGTGGTTGGAAGCAGAAGGCGAGGTCATCCGGGAGTATCGGGAATGAGAAGCACACTGCATTGGGTGGGGGCGATCCTGAACGAACGCTACCGCATCTCGTACTGGGAACAAGTAGCGAAGAACGAGTGGTGGTTGAGTATGATGATGGAAATTACAAAGGATAAACAGCGTGATTGAACCTCTTGTTGTCGGTGATGCCATCCTCTATCACGGGGATTGTATTCAGGTCATGCGCGAGATGGAGGCGAATAGCGTAGAGGCTATCGTTACCGATCCGCCGTATTTGCTGAATTTTATGGGTAAGGATTTCGACTCACAACATAAGTCTCTACCCGGCGATAACGAAGGTCAGCAGATGCAGGCATGGCATAGCGCCTGGGTGAAAGAAGCCTATCGGGTATTAAAGCCGGGTGGGTATTTAGTCGCGTTTGGCGGATCGAGAACAGTACATCGACTGATGATTGCGCTGGAGGATGAAGGGTTTTGGTTGCACCCGATTATTGGGTGGGTCAACGGTAGTTCGTTCCCAAAAGCCACGAATCTCTCAAAAATGCTGGACAAGAGTCTTGGATTGGAAAGAGAAGATATTGGCCCAAACCCAAATAAAATAGGATGCACAAAAGACATGAGGGGTGGAAGATTAATTGGGAATAAAACAGCAGACATGGAATCTATTTGTAGATTAACAGCTCCCGCTTCCCCGGAAGCCGCGCAATGGGAAGGCTGGTTTTATGGAAAGCAGTCGCTAAAGCCCGCAATGGAACCGGCGGCTGTTGCGCAGAAACCGCCGGAAGGCCGGATGGTGGATAATATCAGAAAACACGGAACCGGCGCAATCCATATTGATGCGTGTCGGGTAGGAACAAATGAATCCTGGGCAAAAAATATCAGTGATACCGCACCTATTGGAAAACCTGTTGAGACAGTTTCTGAACATGAATGGGGTCTCAAGGAGATTGAGAAACACAATCATCCAGAGGGCCGCTGGCCTCCAAATCTATTGCTTGACGGGTCGGAAGCGGTGAGTCAGATGTTTCCTGAAAGTAAATCATGTAATTCACCAAGTAGCGCAAGACCTGTAAGCAAATATCGCCCAGGTCAAGGTAATTATCAAAAGCAAGGCCCAATTTACCCAGGCGATTCAGGAAGCGCCGCCCGTTTCTTCCCACACCTCGGCTATTCCGACGATGACCTGGATGCCGATCCGTTATTCTATTGCGGGAAGGCGACAAAGCGGGATCGTGACAGTGGATGTGAGGAATTAAACTTAGTCGCTTGTGGATTAATGGAAGACGATAACTACAACATAAAAACCGGAAGCGGAAATAGTAGGGATACGAAAAGACATAATTATCACCCTACCTGTAAGCCAACTTCCCTTATGCGCTGGATTACAAAATTAGTGCTTCCTCCTAACGGGGTTGTCCTCGACCCCTTTATGGGGAGTGGTTCCACCTTGAAAGCCGCCTGCCTGGAAGGAATGAAGAGTATCGGGATCGAAAGGGATGCCGAGTATTTTGCGATTGCCGTGGCGCGAGTCAAACATGCGCAACAGCAACCGAATCTGAAAGCCGCCTAACACAGTCGTGAGACTGAGAGAACACCATGATCCCGCAAGAACTTGAGATGATCCCCGACGAAAGTATGCTCCCGCCGATGGATGAAGCGGCGCTCCCGATGATGGAGGCCGATCCCTCGAACATGCTCCCGATGCCGATGCCGCAGGAACAAGGTGTTGCTGCCCCAAACGACCCGGAGATGGCGAACATCTTTGCGTTGATGGAGCAGGGTGGAAGTGAGATTCTCACCGACGAAGAAGAGGGGATGATCGGGACGTTGCTTCCTCCCGGTAGTGACGAGTTCTCACGCAATCTGGCGGAAGACCTCAGCGAAACCGAGTTGGATCGGATTGCCGATGATGTCTGTGAGCGATTCGATTGGGACGAGGAAAGTCGTAAGGACTGGCTGGAACGCGAGGCGATGGGAGTGCGCTTACTCGGTGT